TTGAATAAAATAGCTGGATATACTGGAACGTCAGCAGAGTTAAATGTATTAGATTTAAATGCAAATGAGATAGTTGGTGTATTTAAAGTAGCTACATCTGTACCAACTCAAGCAAGTGATTTTACAGGTAATGTAAAAATAATAATGGTGTACTAATGGTTCTGTCTGTACTTGATGGTTCAACATTAAGAACACCTCATAACATTTATGTATTAGATGGTTCTACTGTAAGAAGAGTAAGACAGATAAGAGCATTAGATGGCTCAACATTAAGGCACCCATTTACTAAGACAGACTTCTTTGATTTTTCTGGTACAGCTAACACACTTAACCCAGCCGTTGCTGAAGTTTATCAATATACTATAAGTGGTGCTACAAATAGTGGAACACAAACTGTATATACTGGTTATCAGCAATCTAATACTGGAACTACATCTCAAACAAATAGTTATAGTTGGTACTTTGGTGCTGGAAATCCCGGCTCTTCAAATGGTAATAGTTGGACAAGAGTATTCGGAAGTCAAACACAAGGTAGATATTTAACTGGTATAAATTACTGGCCTAATGCAAGCTCATCTTCTATGAATTATCAAGTCGGTGGTTACATATATAACGCAAATACTTTTCGTTATGGTAACATTGGTGTCTATAGTAGTAATGCAAATATTGCTGGAGGTACTAACAACTGGAATACCTATACACACTTTGTTGGTCCTACAACTTGGTCAACTAAATATCATGAACCACATGGAGGTCCAACTGTATCAGGTGGAACATCAGGTGCAAGTCCAAATCACGGATTAGTTTCTGGTTCTACTGGTGGATATGGTTATTACGGAGGTAGTTATTCTTTTAGTAATGGTTCTTCTGCTGGCGTAGGTGTTAGAGTTTATGCATCTTTCTATGCTGGGTATGGAGCATCAATGCAAAGTAATGGATATATAAATGTTCAGATGTATGGCACACAATATTATACTTATTATACCAATCACGTTAGTTCATCATCATCTACTGTAAATTTAGGTGCAACATTTTCTATTAGTGGTGCTGGTTGGAGTGTAGGTAGTACATCATTTAGTAATTCAAATACTGCTAGTACACACGCAGAAACAATAAGAGCATCAATAGCAAGTGCGTTACCTAGTGGTTGGTCTGTTTCAAGAAGTAACGCTACTGTAACAATTACTGCTCCAGCAAGTTCTGGAAATGTAAACGATATGTCAGTAAGTATCTCTAATGGTAGTGGAGTTAATGGTGGAACCAATCCATCACCTGGCAATTCTTCTACAGTTAGAGGAGCATCAAGCGTTAGTGGAAGTGGAAGTACAACAACTCAAGGTTCTGCACAATCTGGTAACTTAACATCTGCAACAGTAACAAGTGGTGGCAATTCAACTTCTGTGAACTTATCAAATGGTGCAAGTACAGATACAGCTGGAAGTGAGATAGCAAATGCAATGAATGGTTTAGCAGATACTACTGCAACCTATGATAGTGGAACAAATAGAATGACAGTGCTTGCATCTGGTGATACTTCAGTTTCTTTAAGTAATCCTAATAGTTTAAGTGTATCGAAAGTGAGTTTATAATGGCAAAAAAAAGAACTTGTGAGTGTGGTGAGGAAACCGAAGCTCTATATTATTACAAATCTATTGTTGAAGGAAAGTTTGATATATGGAGTGAAGTAAAATATGATACAGACCCAGACGGATATAAATATGACCCAATACCTTGTGGTATAAATTGTAAGAATTGGGAGAACCTTGTTATTAAAGAAGAAGGTGTACCTTACTAGAATGTTATGGACCCTATTACAGCTCTCGCAACTGCCAGTTCGGCATTTCAATTAATAAAAAAAGGATTCCAAGCAGGACGTGACGTGGAATCTATGTATGGAGATATCGGAAAATGGCTTGGAGCTGTGTCTGATGTCAACCACGCAGAGAAGATGTCTAAGAATCCACCTCTGTTTAAGAAATTATTTCTTGGGTCAAGTGTAGAACAAGAAGCAATGGACGCTTTTGCCGCCAAAAAAAAAGCACAAGCAATGGAAGACGAGTTACGAAGTTGGATTAATATGGTTCACGGTCCTAATGCTTGGGCTGAACTACTGAAGATGCAATCGAAAATTAGAAAGCAAAGGCAAGAACAACTGTATGCTCAAGCAGAATTTCGTTCTAAGGTAATGAACATAGTTGGCATTGTATTATTATGTACAGTATTAGGTGGTGCAATAATGTATATTGGATATTTATTTTATTTAAAAAGAACAGGTGACTTATGACAAAGATGACAAAGATAGTAGAAGATTGGACACACGCAATAGATTCTTTTAAGGTTATACCGAGAGCTTTAATACTGTTATATATGTATCTTACTTATAAAACTGTGTTTTGGTATATGGGTTTGGAGACACCAAGTTTTGAACAGAGTGGTATGGTGTCAGTATTGACAAGTGCAAACGCAGTTGCTATGGGTTTATTTATGGGTAGGTCTAGTTGATATGGGTCTTAGTTGTTATACTACACGGAACGGAGATTAAAGAAAATGTCTACTTCAATGATTTGGATACGTGTCTTGGATATGCAGAGAAAGTTAGAAGTCAAAACACACACCAGCAAACTGCGTTTTCCAAAGTTTATGTTACAACTTATTGCATACCTCAAAAGGAAAAGTAATGTTTAGTGCTATCATAGGTCCAATTAGTTCTCTTGCTGGTACTTGGCTGGAAGGTAAAGTCAGTAAAGCCAAAGCAGAAACAGATATTAAAGTAGCTAAAGCTCAAGCTGAAGCTGAAGTTTATCGTACCTCTGCTACATCTGAGATGCTTAACGAACAAGCTTTAACTGCACAAATGGCTGGTAGTTGGAAAGATGAGTTCTGGACAATTATTTTTGGTGCTATACTTGTTGCTTGTTTTGTTCCATACACACAGCCTTATGTAAAAGAAGGCTTTGACTTTCTTAATACATCAACTCCAACTTGGTTCTCTACTTGTTTATATATTTGTATCGGTAGTTCATTCGGTTATCGCTTTGGTAAGACTGGGTTACAGCTTATGAATAAAGGAAAGTAATATGGCTACTCCTTTATGGCAAAGAAAAGCTGGTAAGAATCCAGAAGGTGGATTAAACGAAGCTGGTCGTAGGTCTTATAATGCTAAAGGTGGTAACTTAAAACCACCAGTATCGAAAGCTCAAGCAAAGAAAAGTCCTAAGTCGGCTAGTCGTAGAAAAAGTTTTTGTGCTAGAATGAGAGGTATGAAAAAGAAATTGACTTCTGCTAAAACAGCAAACAATCCTAATAGCAGAATCAATAAGTCATTACGTAAATGGGATTGTTAAAGGAGATAAGTTATGCCAATGGGTAAAGGAAGCTATGGGTCACAAAAAGGTAGACCTTCTAATGATGACAAGATGTCAGGTAAACAAAAGAATTTACCTGAAGCTTTGAAGAAAAAAATTATGGCGTCAAAGAAAAGGAAGATGAAGCGTGGCAGTTAATGAAGCTGGTAACTACACTAAACCTACAATGCGTAAAAGAATCTTTGCACGTATAAAGTCTGGTACTAAAGGTGGCAAGGCTGGTCAATGGTCAGCTCGTAAAGCACAGATGTTAGCCAAAGAATATAAATCTAAAGGTGGAGGTTACACAGGGTGAAGGCACCACAAAAAAGTTTACTCGATTGGGGTAAACAGAAGTGGCGTACTAAATCTGGTAAGCCTAGCACTCAAGGTTCTAAAGCTACTGGCGAAAGATACCTACCAACTAGTGCTATAAAATCTTTATCGGACGCTGAGTATCAACGCACTTCACGCAAGAAGAGAGAAGACACACGCAAAGGTAAACAGTTTTCTAAACAGCCAAAGAAGATAGCAAAAAAAACTAGGGGGCATAGATAATGGATTTAGTTCACATCATTGATGGTTTGATTGCATTGATTGTTATGGGTGGTGGTTGGTTTCTTGGCAGTCAATCAAGAGAAGTAAAGCGTATAGATATTTTATTAAATAAAACCAGAGAAGATTACGCAAAGAGAGATGATGTAACTGTATCTATTAATAGACTAGAAGAAAAGATAGATAGAATATTGGAGAAGATAAAATGAATTTAGTTGATGTTATAAAAAAACACGAAGGCTGTCGTCTTGATATGTATAAAGATACAGTAGGTGTATGGACAATCGGATACGGACACAACCTTGCCGAAGGCATTGACCAAGAAACAGCAGACTTTATTCTTGGTAGAGATTTAGAAAAACATTCACAAGAGCTGGACAAACATAAACCTATATGGAGAGAGCTTCCAGACTCAGCACAAGTTGTATTATTATCTATGCAATTTAATATGGGTTGGAATAGATTCTCAAAATTTGTAAAGTTTTGGGACGCAATAGAGAAAAAAGATTTCAAAACTGCTGGGTTAGAGATGGAACAAAGCCGTTGGTGGGGTCAAGTTAAATCTCGTGGACCAGAGCTACGACAGTTATTACTGGATATTTGAGGGGTACAATCATACTAGAAGGTATTATTCCACCCCTCTGAGTGTCTTTATATCAAGACGTTTTTCTTAACTTTCCTGTTAAAATCTTTATCTGGTTGTTTAGCCACGTAAAAAAAGGGATACTGGTTTGATTGCGAACTAAAGTACGTGATTCGGTACTCATTATTTTTTTTTTAGGTGGGCGACCTCTTTGTTTTGTACTTGCTTTCATATTTATCTCCAATAAGTTTAACAACTTTTTGTTTATTAAGAACTGTTCGGTACATAATACCATTTATATTAGCTAACAAATCTTTTCCTATCAAGATATAGTCTATCCGTTTAGGCATCTTAGTGAAATCGTAAACAACCATTAGTATTTTTTCTTAAACAAATGTTTAGGTGTACGTTTTCTAGCTTTAATAGATTCATCACCTAACCAAGCTTTTACTTTTGGTGGTTCTGTTCCATAATTATTATATACAGTTCCATTTTTATCATACGAATCTGCTCTTGGGTCATCTTCAAATAGTTTGGTTCCAATTTCTTTTTTGTTTTTAAGAATAATTTTATTATCCCACGTTGTTATTTGTCTTGGCATATGCCCTCCTCAAGGTTAGTGAGGAAGGCTGACACCCCTGTAAACCTTCCTCGTAAATATTATATTGATTGTTCTGAATAGATTTGTCTATGCAAAACTTTTAATGCTGTCTTCATAATTTGTGTTTTAGTTAATTCTAAATTCATATCATTCTCATAATAAGATTGAAGCTCATTAACTAATCTCAAATCATCTGGTGTAAAAGGTATATTATAGTTGGTACTTTTAACAGTCTTCTTTGGGCGACCCCCACCTTTACTAACTTTACCAATCATACGTTTCCCCTTTCTCTTTCTTCTTTAATTCTACTGACATCTCATCTAGCTCTTTGCCAAATGGAACCTCATCATCAAGTTCACTTACATTTTCTTGTGGCTCTGTAAACCTAACAGATAGATACTCCATATCACCCTTGCTTTGTTTCCAACAAGCAATACGTTTCTCAAACATCTCAAGCTTACCAGTGTAGTGTGGTTTCTTGTCATTGGGTTCTTTGTAACTGTTGGTAAATACTGCACCAGCTTTGACATACACTTCCATAAATGGTTTGCCATCACGTGATTCATCAGCCACTACTACAAACTTATGTGGCTTGTTATCAATCTCGCCATTACCTTGAAACAACATTTTTTGTTTTGGTCTTGGGGGAAATGTTGCACCCCTATTATTATTATCATATTCCATTAACGTACTCCTTTAGGTTTGGAATTTTTAAAATCATCTGCTTCATCTTCTGAGTATGTATCTCCGTGCATACCAATCAGCTTTAAGATAACCCTATCTTTGGCACGTTTCTCTGCCATAGCATAAGGATAACCATTCTTATTATTGTATGGTGTTGCTTCACCGAATGACCAATCAGTTACCTCAGTTACTTTACCATTCTCTGCAATAACATTACGTCGTCCACGTACAGTAAGGACAACACATTTATTTTTTTGGTCTGTTTCAATTATGATTGGGTCATCAAACTTGATACCAAATCTAACTGCTACTTTTTCTAGCGACTTGTGATTAATAACCCAAGTACCGTGACAATCCCAAAGAGAAGTAGCTGGTGTTTCACCTATCTCTTTGAGTATTGTTGCTAAGTTTTCTGGAATTTTATTTGCCATTAGTTACTCTCCCTAAATAATTATATCGACCCCACCACTTCTTACCATTATCAGAATGTTCTGGTGTCATTACGATATCATAACCATCATCTTTTAAATCAAATATAATAGCTGATAATCTTGTAGCTTGGTACTGTCGGATAGCTTCCCAACTTGTTATAGATTTATACTCTTTTAAGTGTGCTAACACTTGTGCTTTTTGCGACAACATATGTCTACTCCTCAATAAGTTTGATTGTTTTGCGACCAGCTTTAGATACGTTGACAGTGAGTAGGTCACAATATAACTCTCTGTCATTGTCTGTCACATTAGATGTAAGAAACTTCTTAGCATCTGCATTTGTTTTTGCATCATAGTAAGTACGCTTGTACTCGTGTGCCATATGCATAAACTCATTGTCGTGTGACATATTTCTTTTAACTTTATCATCAATAGGTACTAAGTCTGATGATGGTTTCATTACTTCAAAGTTTGTTGGTGCTTGTCCAGCTCGTAAACAATCCCAAAACTCTTCAATGTAAACCCATATTTTATCAAAATATTTTTGACTCCAACCTACTTTGACATACTCATACTTGCTGTTGCCAAAGATAACAGATAAGTAACAAGCATCTGTTCGTGTAAGAAACATATACAGTTGCATCTGACCCATATAATAATCAGATACCTTACTCATATTACTAAATGCATTTGTATGTTTACATTCAATGACAGCACTTACTTGTTCATACTTTTCTGCTTCTGTTATTGGACCAAGATTATGTCTGTTGACTACTTCTTTGGGATAACGTGGTCGCATTATCAAACCATCTGTATGTCCGTGTAGTTGTACACCATTTAATTTATGTCCGTGTGTATTATAAAGAGCTTGTTTTTCTAACTCTCTACCATTCCATAATTCCTCTGGTGTATGGTCACGAAACCACTCAAGATTAAATTCTTCTGTTGCAATGCCAAGCTGTACTGGCAGTACATCAGATAAATCTTCTCGTTCTTTTGCTCCAGTTTTTTCTAGGAACAACTCATACCAGTTGCCATTGAGTAGTCTGTTTACGTCAGACCCACCGATACTATATTTATTTTTAACCATAACTACCTCCTCAAGTAATTGTTTAATATTATTTTACATTGTATTTAATTTATTTTCAAGCGTTTTTATTAAGCTTAATCGTGATTCTAACTTACGATAAATAGGATTATATAGTTCTTCATACGTAGACCAGAACTTATTATACTTAGAATTATATTTAATCGTATAGTTTGCTAAGTCTGCTGGTAACTCTAACATAAGTAATGCCATAAGCTTTGCTTTTTTCTTGGCTGTTATCTCACCAACCTTTGCTTGAATACTGTAAAGAACTTCAAGCTGTTTCTCCAATTCTACTTTTGGATATGGTTCAATAGATTTTTTTGCAATGATATATGCTTCTTCAAGTTTGCTTCTGTCTATTGAATCAATGTCATAGCCTGTTACTATGTAATCAAAACCATACTCACCACTTGATGCAATGCCATTACGCTTGAAGCCTTTATCAAATAGTGTGTGAAGTTTTTTTTCTAGTTCGCGTGTTGTAGTTTCTGGTGTCTTCCCACCCAAACGTAACGCCCACGATTCATCACGTCTTATTGCTGGTAATTTTTTTGATTCCATTCTTATCTCCAAAGTTCTTGCACACATATGATTATGTATGATACGTATTGTTATGTTACCTCCTCAGTAACTAATATTATAAGGGTAGTACTCCTCCATTGTACTACCCTTTTATTCTAGTAATTCTATTCCAAGAAGTTTCTTAATTTTTTCGTTCTTTATATTGAAACATAAGTACGCTTCACTATTCTTTTCTTTTAATAGCATCATATCAACACCAGATTTTTTACCAAGATATGATGATATCAAAGCAAAACCTTTTGCTCTGTACTTTGATTCGCATATTAACTTAATTGTTTTATGATTTGCTTTAGCTTCTTCTGTATTGTCTGGCACCCATAACTCTATGTCATTGGGAAAATCTTTTAAGATACCACTTAATGGTTGTCGCCTTGCAGACCAACGCCATTCTTTGAATAAAGAAACCCACCAGTTTTCGTGATAGGTTCCTTTTCTTTTTTCCTTACTTGACATTGTTAACAACCTCCATATTTATTATGTCGACCAGTAAATTCAATTTGATTTGAAACTCAATGTTTGATGGTGTTTTATTTTTAGCTTCACCTTTGTTAGTTATAGCATCACAACCCCATAGACTTCCAATGTCTTTTATTAAGTTGTACTTTACCTTATCAACTATCTCAGTTGGTGTATGTTTTCTATACATTATTTACCTCGCTTTACTTTCCATACTCGTTTTGAATTTTCTTTATAACTTCTTGTGATGGCTGTAAAAGATTCTATTTTTTTAATAGCTCTTGCTAATCTTTGAGCTTGATTAGTTAATAGTATTACGCTTTCACCTTCTTTCATTTCTCTGGCTAAGTCTATCCAACGAAATAAATTAACGTGCGAATCGCTCACAGGTACGTCCTGTTCTATTGATACATTCGCCCAACCATTTATAGAAACACGTCTTGTTTTATATGCAGTAGTATCATCACCCATTGTCTGTTCCCCAATTTGGATTTTGCATATACTCTATTATTAAATCTCTGGCTGTCCAGCAATCAAGTTCAAAGTCATCTTCAAGAAAAGGTCTTACTTGTAGTACATTGTACTCACCTTTGTCTCTGAACCTTCTGATATAGTCAAAGATATCTTTCTTACATTCGTCATCAATAATCATACTGCCCTCCTATAATTGACGTTTGATGTGTGATGTTGATAGTCTTCATACAATATGTTTGCTGAATATACAGCAGTCTCTTGTACTGGTACACTTTGCATAAGATAATCAACGGCTTTTTGTGCATCTGAACTTGCACTCCATAATACACTAGGCTTTTCTTTTAGTATCTTTATCCAAGATTTAAGATAGCTTAGTGTATCTGATTGACGTTCACTATATATACCAAACTTTGCACATAGGAATGAAGCACCAAGCTCTGCAACTAATTCTTCTCTGGCATACACATCTTCATTACGAATCTTTTGTGTGATACCATCTCTGTCTAGCCTGTGCTTTGCTCCTGTTGCGTGTATATATTCGTGGAACATTGTACTGTAGTAACCATTGGTTGACTTGAACCATTTGGTTTCTGGTAAATGAACAGCGTCTTCACTGATTCTATAGTATGCTCTGCGTGTATCGCTGTGTTTAGTTTTAATATCACAGCTCTTTAAGAAAGCATCTATGTCTTGGTTAGCTGTAAACTGAAGCTCAACCTCTGGCTTGTCTATATATTTCTCTGGCAAGTTTTCTACTTGGTCCTTGTTCCATACTGGATAGGCTGAGAAACCACCAGCATATTTATCTCCAGTCTCTTCATCAGTCTTTATGTATGGACGGATAGCAAACTGTAGCCCAGCCTTACTACCTTTCTTAAGTTTACCACCTACACTATTCCATTGTTTGATTGTCGCCCAATCATTACTGGAATAGTTATACATCTGTGATGCAAACCACAACCACATTGCATTGCCACCACTAAACTCTATGTTACTTACAACATTTCTTGGTGGCGTAACTGCTCCGTGCCAGGGGGCTTCCCACCCACTGGCACTCGCAACACCTGATTCTAGATTCTTGATTATCTCCTCGACAATCTGTTGTTGTTTACTTGGCATATCTTTTCCCCCATTTCTTGTTTGATTTGACCAAAGCTTTACGTATTATTTCAGTGAAGTCTGCGATAGGAACTAACTCAAAGTCTTTGCTTACATCTTTAACTGAAAAGATTGGAAGCTTTCTATCATCATCTTTACTTGTATGAAGAAAGGTAGAGATAGTTAGCTCGTGGTCGTAACTACTATTTGGTTCTCTACATTTAAACCTTATACTAATTACGTCGTCTGTTGGACTAACAACTATTGATATTGATGTTGGATTGAAAACATTTACACTTGTTTCTATGCGTTGCATTTGTACCTCCTCGTACTGCAATTAAAATTAAATTAAGTGGGGGATAACACCCTACCTTATCCCCCAACTACTAGATGTAATATTCATTAGCGACTTAAATCACCCAATTTTTGACCTTTCCTAGTTGTTAATGTTTATATGTGAGGTGGGTCGTCATCATAGACTTCCCCAAAGTCTTCCCACTCTTGTTCCCAAGAGGGCTGACTATCTCCTTCGACTGTAGGGTCGCAGTCAAAACAGACATCAGGATTTTGAGAAGACATTTCGTCTGGCTTACACCAAGCTTTACATTCTGTGCATTGGTAACCAGTATTTGATTTATAAGTAGGACTCATTCTTTGACCTCCCTATTTCTAAACTTATTAAGAACAGACACAGCTAAGTCACGGTCTGTAAAGATTATAAACTTTTCACCACCTAACTCATACATAGAATCTGCATTGTGATATTGAATATACTTACTGACTGGCACGTGTTCTAAGTGTGGGTCATTAGGGTCATCTGTAAATAACAGATAGAACTTGTCGGTTTCGATATTGATATTGTACATATTAACTCCTCAGTTTAGTACATTGGTACATCAAAGTAGATGTATAATAATGTTATAATAAAATATAGAATTACACAAAGCATTAATAGTTTCAATGCTTCGATTGCGTAGAGTTTTATCTCTTCAATAATTTTATCTATCTTCATTGGTTCTCTTTCTATTAACGTTACGTTGCTTTTTATTTTCTACTTTCTTGCCATACTTTCTCATATGACCACGCTGTGATGTGATTCTTTTACCCATAAGTAATCTCCATTAAACTTTTTTTTGATATCATATTCAATACATATTTGTGTGCGTACCCACGCCTATGCCCTTTTCCTCTGAGCCAAACAAGCAAACCAAACCAACGACGAACTGGCGTTTGCATGGCAAACCTAATAAGCTAGAGCTTTAGCTCCAATGGAAACACTCTTTAAAAAAAAGGAAGGAGGTGAAGAACACCCCCTACCTTTCGGTTAGTTACTTCTTTATGGCGAAAGAAGATACGTTGTCGAACTGACTCTGGTCTAGCACCTTGTTTCCATCTTTGGCGTCGTTATAAGCCTTGATAGCACCATCATAGTCAAAGTCACTCCATTGCACCCCATATGCAAGGAAGAACACTTCGTACCAGAAGGCTCTCTTTGCTACAGAAGCTGACCACTCACCTTTCGCAATTTGGTAGAATGAAAGTGTAGGTTCTGTTGGTGGGATTTTGCCAACGTCAACAATACCCTCGTCAGACATATAACGTTGTAACATTCTAGCTTTAACGTCAAGGTTACTCTTTGCTCTAGCTACTGTGTTTTCTGCTTTAACACAGTTTGCACCAGCATCAAACACAACACCAATCTTGTAGTATGGATTTGCTACTGGAGTAGCGTCACCATTTGGGTCGTCAAGAAGTTTCATATTAGGATTGTTCTGTAACTCCCCATCAACCATAAAAGATGTGATTTGTGTATCATTGTAACACGTATCAACCCATAGTTGAGCTAGTTTAGATGTTTCATTTAATTTATCAGTCATAATGACCTCCATTTTTAAAGTTAAGTTAAACCCAACAACAACCATCTGTTCTTGGATACAAGTCTTTCCGTGATATCAGGTCAAGGATTCGAAGAACGACTACGTCGTGTAGTGAGCCAGATGTAGAGAGATAACATATGCTACCACGAGCGAACGGAGTCCTTGAACGATATGCGAGGATTCCATATCCAAGAAGAGATGTTTCCCTACTCTCAGATATACAATCACTATTCAATTCCACATACAGATGTTCTTCTAGGCTTTCTCTGAGCTATGCTCAGCGAAGAAACCTTCTGTCAAGGGAACAAACGGAGGCTCTTGGGTATGGTGTGGAGGGAGTTTTTCCCTTGATAGATGTGGAAGGTTATCTGTATATATTAACTAACTAATCATAGCTTACTCTTGATTAGTCATTACATCATAAAGTTCTTGACCGATAGAAACTACAGCCATATATTACTCGATAATGACACGCCAACTAACAACAAAACAACAACTACTTGTTGATACTATCGTAGCAAATGGTTGTTCAATAACTGAAGCATCACAAATCGCTGGATATGCTAAAGGTGAATCTGGAAGAGTGACAGCTAGCAAGGCTTTGAAACAGCCACACGTGCAAGAGTATATGATGAAGCAAGTGCAAGATACAATAGGACTAGGTGCTACGAAAGCTGTGAATAGGATACTGACGCTATCATCTACAGCCAAGTCAGAGTATGTACAACTGGAAGCTAGCAAGGATATCTTAGACAGAGCTGGATTCAAAGCTCCAGATAAGCAACTGCACCTACTGCAAGGTGACATAAGAGTCAACATAAATCTTAGTTAGAACCTATGGGGGGCAAAAACCACAAAGCCCAAGACACCATAAGGTCTAGCACTCAGATTATTTCTCAAAAGGTACGTTTAAGAATCTTCCTTACTATATATGGCTTTACATTTTATTATGTTCTTGATAAGCTTGGTATGTAGTATTATTTTTTTATATTATAAATTCCTTCGACTCCCAACTTCCCCCTAGTTTGCGTATTGGCTAGGGGGTTCTTTTATGGGGAGGGGTTCATACCTTGCTCCCCACCAAAGGTTCTTGCTAAAAATATTTTTATCTGTTATGGCTTTTAAATAACAAAAGGAGAATTGCAATGGCATATGGTAGATTTGGTGGTGGTGGTCAAAGTAATCTGAGGGCGCCTGATGCTGGACAAGAGAGAGCTAATAAGAAAGACCAAGAGAGGAATGTTACGATTCCAAAGGTTAAGCTTCCAGTAAAGAAGAAAAAGAAACCAGTTACTATTTTTGGCTTTAAAGTTACAGCACCTAAGTCAGACCAAGAAAAAAAGGTAGAAGCTGGAGCTACAGTTATAGCAACTAAAAGTGGTGGTAGGATTGTAACTACACCTACAATGGATAATAAAAGTCTTATAATGAGCAAGGCAACCCAAGATAAAACAAAGTTTGATTATCTTCGTGCAAGTAAAAATTATGGTAGTGCGAAACCAGCTATCGGTAAAGCTATTAGTGGAGGTCAAGCAGTAAGATTAAGTCAACTTGCAAATAAAACTGGAGGAACACCAGCTACATCTACAAGACTTTCTCAACTTGGAAGTAAGACTGGTGGTACACCTTTAACAGCTAAACCTAATGTGCTTTCTAAAAGAACTGGTGGTGCATTAGATAAAGATACAGGAATACCAAAAGTTAATACAGCACAACTGCAAAGTAAGACAGGTAGTTCACCAACATTGCTTAGAGGTAACAACCAAACATTAAAGTCTGGTGGTCAGTTTGGTTCATTACAAGAACGAACATTCTTAAAGACATCAACAAAGGCTGGACGTAGTTTAGCAAATCCAAGTATTGGTTCTTCAGTAGCTAAAACATTAAGTAGTGCTGGCAACAAAGTTAAAAACTTTCTAGACCCACTAGGAAAAGGTATGCCTAAACTAGGTGGTAGTAGTAAGTTAAGTATGCCATCTGGAACATCAACATCAGTAGATAAAATTAATACATCTACATTCTTTGACAGCAAAACTAAAACACCAACAACAACAAAAAAACCAACTAATATAAAAATGGTAACAAAATCTTTGCCGTCTAACTATACAGTAAGTTCTCAAAAGAAATCAAAGCCAATACCTATTGCACCTAAAAGTAGATTAGCTGGTGCAGACCTTAATACAAATATACTTTCACAAAACATTGCAAAGTCAGATGCTAAAATGAATCCATCAACATATGCTAAAGAAGGACCAGAGGTTCCAGTATTTAATGTTAAGGCAAACAAAGTTCCAGCAAGTTTAATCAGACAATTAAGATTATCAACAACGGCTGGATTAAATGCATATATGGTTCCAAATGTTTTAAGCACCTATAGTAAAGCAGAACAGAAAGCAATCAAAGCTGAGTTTAGAAAACGACAAGGTAATAAAAATAAGACTAAAAGTTTATTGACTAGACTAGCTGTTGGAGCTGTGATGTGAGTGGAGATTTCCTTCATATTTTAAAGCCTAATGAAAGAAAGATACTTAGAACGATTGTAAAGAAAGTTAACTTTAAACACTACCCAAAAGAATTTATTACCGATAGGGAAGCTGATAAGTTTATATCTGTTCTTGGTCCTGTTACAGTTGAAAAGCTATTGAAGGTAGGCAAGGACAACAATATTGCCAACCTTTAATTACAAACCAGATGGTGTAACAATAAAGGAGTTTATGAAAGATGACTCATTCTTCAGAGGATTACGTGGTCCAGTTGGAAGTGGAAAGTCGGTGGCGTGTTGTGTCGAAGTCTTCAGACGAGCATTGGCACAGAAAAAAAACGAAAAGGGTATTCGTAAATCAAGGTGGGCGATTATTAGAAATACCAATCCTCAGCTCAGAACAACGACGATTAAGACGTGGTTAGATTGGTTTCCAGAAAACACTTGGGGTAGATTTCGTTGGGAGGTTCCTTATACTCATTTCATTAAGAAAGGCGAAGTTGAACTTGAAGTTATATTTCTCGCGCTTGATAGACCAGAGGACGTTAAAAAATTACTATCGCTCGAACTTACAGGAGTATGGGTTAATGAAGCTCGTGAGTTACCCAAGTCTATTATTGATGCTTGTACTATGCGTGTTGGTCGATACCCTTCAATGCGTGAAGGTGGTCCAAGTTGGTCAGGGGTTATATGTGATACCAACGCACCAGAAGAAGACCACTGGTGGTCAATAATGTCAGGTGAAGTTCCAGTACCAGACCATATACCAAAAGAAGAAATAAGAATGTTAGTTAAGCCAGACAACTGGAAGTTCTGGACACAGCCTAGTGGTATGCTTGAAAAGAAATTAGAAGACGGAAGCGTAGATGATTATAGACATAATCCAAAAGCAGAAAACACAAAGAATCTTTTAAAGACTTATTATGAAAATACTATTAAAGGTAAGACAAAGTCTTGGATAGATGTATATGTAATGAACAAACTTGGTACAATCGCAGATGGCAAACCAGTTTATCCTATGTTTGCCAGTGATGTTCACGTTGCAAAAGAAGAAATAAATGTAGCAAGTGGTATTCCAGTTTATGTAGGATTAGATTTTGGCTTGACACCAGCTTGTGTTTTTGGTCAAAAGGTTAGAGGTAGATGGTTAATACAATCCGAGATAGTTGCATTTGATATGGGGATTGTAAGATTTGCTGAATTAATTAGACAGGAGCTTGCAACAAAGTATGCTACCCAAGATGCCCTTATCTATGGCGACCCATCTGGTGACTTCAGGGCGCAGACGGACGAGTCAACGCCATTCCAAATCCTTAGAGGTTGTGGACTCAAAGCACTCCCAGCGTCATCAAACGACGTATCGCTCAGAACGGAAGCAGTCAACAAAACCTTAACAACAATGGTAGAAGGTAACTCTGGATTGTTAATTGATTATAGATGTCGAACTATTATTAAAGGCTTTGAAGGTGGGTATCAGTATAGAAGAGTACAAGTATCTGGTGAAAGATATAGTGACAAACCAGATAAAAATATGTATTCACATATACATGACGCTTTACAATATCTAATGTTAGGTGCTGGTGAAGGACGTAAGCTTATAAATAACCAGAAACCTTTACAGGCTTTTAATGCTAAAGTAGAGTATGATGTATTTAAACGTAGACCAAAGCCTAGACGTCAAGGTATGTGGGCGAGAATGTAGGAGAAGACTATGTGTTTTTTTAGAAAAGTAAACGTACCAATGCCAAAGCCAGAAGTAGACCCAGAGATAGAAAAGCAGAAAGCAGAAACTAAAGCTAGGTCGGAAGCTGAAAAGTTAAAGCAAGAGCAGTTTCAAAAAAGAGTACAGGGTGGCAAAGTTGGAAGGCGTTCATTAATCTCTGGTGAATCTGGAGGGATTGGATTTTATAAATGATTACTTACAGCACAACAGAGTCTTTAAGTGAAGCTTCTGACGATACAGTAAAAAAACTTCTTGGTAAATATGAACGAGCAAAAAGTGTAAGAAAGAATTGGGTAGACCTTTTTGAAGAGTGTTACGAGTACGCTTTACCACAAAGAGAAAGTTTCTATCAAGAATCTGCTGGTCAACGAAGAGATGATAAAATATTTGATGAAACAGCAGTGGTTGGTGTACAAGAATTTGCATCAAGATTACAGTCTGGCATGGTGCCAAACTTTGCAAAGTGGGCTGACTTTATGGCTGGTTCAGAAGTTCCAGAAGAAGAAAGAGATTCAGTTAATTCAGAATTAGAAGGAGTTACAGAATATGTATTTGAAGTATTGCAACAATCAAACTTTGCACAAGAAGTACACGAATCTTTTTTAGACTTAGCTGTAGGAACAGGAGTATTACTTTGTGAAGAAGGCGACGCAATTAATCCAATTCGTTTCTCTGCGATACCACTACCACACGTTACACTTGATGTTGGTCCTGATGACAGCATTGACCATATTTATAGAGAACGTCATCTGCGTGGGTCAGAAATATCTGTTGCTTATCCAAGAGCAAAAGTGCCACCTAAAGTTGCAGAAGAGAGTAGTAGAAATCCAGATGACAAAAGAAAAGTATTAGAAATAGTTTATAGAGATTATTCTAAAATGAATGTTATGGCACATATGTATTGTGTTATTGATATGAGAACTAAAGAAAAGATTATAGAAGAAAGATATGAGGGTATTGGTTCGTGTCCTATTATAGCCTATCGCTGGTCTAAAGCTAGTGGTGAAATATATGGGAGAGGTCCTCTAATCAATGCCCTCTCTGCAATTAAAACTACTAACCTCACAGTTGAGTTGATATTAGAAAATGCACAAATGGCAATCTCTGGTATATATCAAATGGAAGATGATGGGATTATAAACCCAGATTCTATTTCTCTTTTGCCCGGCACTGTCATTCCTAAGTCTGCTGGAAGTGCTGGACTACAGCCAATTAATAGTGCTGGTAGATTTGATGTTGCTGATTTAGTTCTTGGTGATATGAGAAACAATATTAAAAGAGCTTTATATAACGATATGTTAGGTGACCCTAATAGAACACCAGCTACAGCTACAGAAGTTGCTGAAAGAATGGCAGACCTTTCAAGAAGAATAGGAAGTTCTTTTGGTAGATTACAAGCAGAGCTAGTACAGCCAGTATTACAAAGAGTTGTCCATGTATTAAAAAAACAAGGTCGTATTGAAGTTCCAACTATTAATGGCAGAGAAGTTAAGATAAGGTCTGTATCTCCATTAGCACAAGCACAAGCACAAGCAGATGTTGTATCTGTTGATAGATTCTTAGAGTTAGTTGGTGGTAGATTTGGACCACAGATGTTAAATATGTTAATTGATTCTGAAGAAGTATCTTTATATTTAGCAAGAAAGTTTGGTGTTCCTGATAATTTAATTAGAACACCTGAGCAAAGAAAAATGATACAGCAAATGGCACAACAGATGGCAATGCAACAAATGCAACAAGGGCAAGTTCAAGAATGACACAACCAAAAAATTATACAGCAATAGATGGTTTTCAAAGAAAACAAGAAGATGATGTTAAGATTTCTCACGAAGTAGCATCTGTTTTTAGTACACCAAGTGGACAACAAGTTATTCAATATCTTAGAAGTATAACTATAGATGCTGTATCTGGAGCTAACATATCCGACAATGAACTTAGACATTTAGAAGGTCAAAGATATTTAGTTGGTTTAATTGTTAGAAGAATCAATCATAGTCATGGAGTTAAAAACAAATGAATGAAGTAGCAGAAGAAATACAAGTAGAACAACCAGTAGTAGAAGAAAGACCAGAATGGTTAGCTGAAAAGTTTAACACACCAGAAGACTTAGCAAGTGCTTATTCAAGTTTAGAAAGTAAATTAGGACAATCAGAAGAATCAATTAAAGATAGTATATGGCAAGAATACGAAGAAGAACTTAATAGTAGTAGACCATCTAGTGCTGGAGAGTATGAACTACCAGAAGCTATTGACCCAGAATTAGCAAATGATAATGAGTTATTGCAATGGTGGGCGAATGAAGCTTGGGAAAATGGATACAGCCAAGAAGAGTTTAACACTGGGATTAATATGTATGTTAATGCTATTAATGCAAACCAACCAGATATAGAAGCAGAGTTTCAAGAGTTGGGAGATAATGCACAAGATAGAGTTAATGCAGTTGAGCTTTGGTCTAATGCAAACTTTGCTGAAGAACATATGGACGCAATAAGAATGTTAGGTTCTACAGCTAAAGGTATAGAGGTTATAGAAATACTAATGGATAAATTAAAAGGTTCATCTGTTAATGGACAAGCTCAACCAGCTGGAGTTATTAGTGAAGCTGACCTCAATAACATGATGAAAGACCCAAGATACTGGAATCCTAAAGACCGTGACCAAAATTATATACAACAAGTAAATGAAGGTTTTGGAAAGTTGTATGGCAATAAGTAGTATTGGTCCTATTGATATTGTACCAAGCATTACTAAACACGCAGACTACTTACACACTCGATTAAGAAAAACAGATATGCGTGAGATATGGTTGCACGAAGCAGACCCAAGTGAAGCTTTGCATTGTCCATTACAATACAATCATAAGACAATGACAGCTTTAATTAATGGCAAACCTTTATGTATGTTTGGTACAGTTGGAATAGATGATACCAATGATGCGATTGTTTGGGCGTTGGGTAGTGATTTAATAAACAAACATAAGAAAAGTTTTTATAAAGCATCACTTAAAGTAGTTCATATGCTTCAAGGTGACTATAAAACTATCTGGAATATTGTACCTTACGACCACTTAGAAACAATAAGTTGGCTTCAGAAGCTTGGATTTACTGTAGCCGAAGAATATATATCTTTAAAAAATATACCAATGTTATACTTTTCTCGTTGCAATAAAGAAAAAAGTATGACAACAGTACATTAAGTGACCTAATTCAGAGTGTAGAGGTCTTGAAAAAGGCAACCTCGCTGACACAAAAGAAGTAGATAATCATATGGTGATACGAAAGTATCTTAAATTTTAATTGTTTAAAGGAGAAGTAATATGGCTAATACCATAGATATAGCCTTCATCAAACAGTTTGAAAGCGAAGTTCACTTGGCTTACCAACGTATGGGTTCTAAACTTAGAAATACTGTACGAACAGTAGGAAGTGTCAGGGGTAATACTGTACGTTTTCAAAAACTTGGTAAAGGTTCTGCTAACACAAAGAGCAGAAACGGAATCGTAACTCCAATGGAGCTTACACACTCAACAGTAGAAGCAACAATGGCTGACCATTATGCACCAGAATACATTGATAAGTTAGATGAATTGAAGACTAACATCAATGAAAGACAAGCTGTCGCTATGAGCGCGGCTGGTGCATTAGGTAGAAAGACTGATGAAATATTAGTTACAGCTATGGACTCTGGAGCTAACTCTACTCAGTTACACGATACAAGTTCAGCATTGCAAAGAGCAGATGTATTATCATTGTTTGAAACTTTTGGTACAGCAGATGTTCCAGAAGACGGACAAAGATACTGTGCTATGCACCCAAAAGGTTTTGCTGATTTGTTTACTATAGATGAGTTCTCAAACGCAGATTACATTGGAGATGCACAACTACCATATGCTGGTGGTATGACAGCTAAGAACTGGCTATCATTTATGTGGTTTAGTACATCATCTGTAACTGCTGGTAAAAACTTATGTTATCATACTTCAGCCGTTGGTCTTGGTATCGGTGCTGATGTTTCAACAGAAGTTAACTATGTTCCAGAGAGAGTTTCTCATTTAACCACATCTATGATGTCTATGGGTGCTGTTGTTATTGATGACAATGGTGTCTATGAACTATTAGATAATAACAGTTAGGAGGTTTAAATGGCTTATAGTGCAAGTGGACTCTGTAGAATGGGTGGAGATTCAAATGGTAATAGTTGGACCTACACTTCAGCAGATTCAATAGCTACTGTTAACAGTTCTGGTTATTTTAATGACTCAGCAAATATGTTGAAAGTTCGTGATACTATTGTTGTAAAAGATACAAACACACCAACTTCTCATCATTGTATTGTTTTATCAAATACTGGTACTGTTGTAGATATTTCAGATGGTACTGTTATAGCTGAAACAGATGGCGACTAATTAGGAGTGGGGGGAGAAATCCCCCTAATCTAAATGGCAGTAACAAGTACAACAGCGACCACACCTATTGATGTATGTAACAGAGCTTTAGTTCTTATTGGAGCTTCACCTATGACATCATTTGAAGATGGTACGAATGAAGCACTTGTTGCTGTTAATTTATATGAAGATACAACACGCTCTGCTTTGGTAAATACAAGGTGGAGATTTGCGTCAAATCAATCTGTGTTAAATAGATTATCAGATGCACCAACTGGAAGGTATGATTCTGCTTATGCGATACCTTCTAGTTCAATATATGTTCATACATTAACTGTAAACAAAAGTCCTATACAGTTTGATATATATGGTCGTACTGCATTTTGTGATGCAACAACGAATGATGAAGTTATTGCAGATTTTAGTTTTAGACAAACAGAAGTAAACTTTCCATCATACTTTACTCAAGCATTGGTATATGAACTGGCTGGACAGTTTGCATTGGGTATAGCTCGTGATGAAGGATTATCTAGTATGATGTTTAATAATGCACGTTTTTATATGCAGAAAGCTAGGACAATGGATAGTCAGCAACAAACAACAAGGAAACTTAATACAAGTAGATTTATAATAGAACGAAGGTCGTAAGCTGATGAAGATTCGTATTCCTCAAAATAACTTTGAGAGAGGAGAAATCAGTCCAGCTATGACAATGCGTACTGACTTGAATACTTATGTTCAAGGTGCAGAAGAAGTACGTAACTTATTTCTTTTAGCAGAAGGTGGAGTTAAAAGAAGGACTGGCTCAGAGTATATAGCTACATTACAAGGTACACCAAATCTTTCTAATAGAGTAGAGCAAAGATTAGAACCATTCTTATTTAGTGATGATGAAAGATATATAATGGCATTTAGTAATGCACGAATAGATATCTTTAGAATCAATGCATCAACTGGAGCCATTACAACATTAACTGCTATTACTCAAGATACATCTAGTGCTTCCTTACCTTTTACACAAGCACGACTTGAGCGTATGACCATAACACAAAACGCTGATGTTATGTTTGTTGCTCACCCAGACTTTATGATACGAAAGATAACAAGAACAAGTGCTACTGCATTTGAAGTATCAACCTTTGCATTTGATGAAACAGATGCCAATGACCAAAAGTTTCAACCTTACTTTGCTTTTGCTCCAAGTGGAATGACATTAACACCAAGTGCAACAAGTGGTACTGGTATAACATTAACAACGTCGGCAAACTATTTTGTTTCTGCACACGTTGGAACTATGATGAGATATCAAGGTAATGAAATACTTGTTACTGGATTTACAAGTGCAACAGTTGTTACTGGCAATGTAAGAAAAACTTTAGCTGGAACAACAGCTTCAACTAATTTTGATGAAGCAAGTTATTCTGATTACAGGGGATACCCACAGGCTATTACATTTCACGAAGACAGATTATGGTTAGGTGGTACAACAAGTCAACCAGACGCTATATGGTCTTCAAAGACAAGTGAGTATTTTAACTTTGACGTTGGTAGTGCTGGTGATTCAGATAGTATTCAGATTACTATTAATGTTGGTGAGTTTAATAATATACGTCACTTAACTGCTAATCGTGATTTACAAATATTTACTACAACTTCAGAGCTGTATATACCATCATTTGCAGATAAAGGATTGACGCCTACTAATGCACAGATAAGAAGACAAACACCTTATGGTGCATCTTTTGTAAGACCACTTCCATTTGATGGTGCAACTATATATGTAGAAAAAACTGGTAAGACAGTAAGAGAGTTTTTATTTAGTGATAAAGAATCTGCGTATGTGTCAACTCCGTTATCTTTAATATCATCTCATCTAATAAGTAATCCAACACAAACAGCATCTATTAAAGGTGCCTTTGATAGACCAGAACAATATGCTTTTATTATTAATGATGATGGTACTATGGCTGTGTTTCATTCTATTCGTAATGAAGAAAAGGCTGGGTTTACTAAGTGGACTACAAATGGAAGATATCATTCAGTAGTTCCTATAGATGATAGAGTGTTTGTTGCAACAGTAAGAAACTTAGGTTCTGGTACAAACAGTTATGTATTAGAAGAATTAAAAACTACAGCTAAGTTAGATTGTTCTAAATCTTATACAGCAACGTCAACTGATAATGGAATATTTACAACAACAACCCCTTTTGCAAATGGTGCATCACTAGCTGTTGTAGAAGGTAATAACTTTATTGGAACATTTACAATGGGTAGTAGTCAGATAAATGTTTCAGCAGTTAAATTAATTAATAGTGCAGAGATTGGATATAGTTTTACAAGTAGTTTAAAGACATTGCCTATTGATGCAAGTGTTGGAGGTGGTCCATTAACTGGAGAACCAAGAGCAATAACAAGAGTTAACCTTGACTTGATATCTACTTTATCTGTATCAGTTAATACAATACCACTAATAATCCAGGGGGTTACTGATAATGTTACAAGTAGTGAAATGGTTTTTAATTCGTTTACAGGAAAGAAGGAGTTTAGATTGTTAGGTTATAGTCGTGACCCAAGAGTAGAGATAACACAAACAGCACCATTAGATTTACAGATTAATGGTATGATAGTAGAGGTGGCGTTCTAATGTGTATGCCTTCTGCTCCTTTATTAATGATGTCAACAATGGCTGGTGTTGCTGGTTCTATGGCAATGGGTGCTTCAGCTTCAAGGTCTGCTGTTAGTGGTGCAGTACGAGATGTTAAACAAATGCAGAAAGATAAAGAGTTAGCTGACCTTCAAGCACAAACAGAAATATCAGAAAGATTACGAGAGTTTAGTGAAGCTACAGCTTCTAATGTTGTGTCTACAGCAATGATGGGACGTAATATAACTGACCCATCTATGTTAGCTTTGTTTCAAAGAAACTATGACACAGTACAGCAAGACGTTTCTACTATGAAATTGCAACATAGAATGAATCAAGAAAAAAGAGATTTGATGATGGAAACAACATTAACTTCTGCTGGTGAAAGAGCAACTTATGCAAGACGTAGTTCAGCTCTAAATGCTCTTAATATAGGTACATCTGGTATAATCAAGGTAAGGGATATATCTTAATGGCAATTAAAGTAATGAAAAGAAGAGCGAATGTAAGACCAGTCGGTGTAGTACAAAGAGATTCTTTTAATGCTAATGCAAAACTTGCACAAGATATAGCTAATGCTTCAACTGCAATGATGGGTGTTGCTTATCAACAAGGAGTTGGTGAAGCAAAACAAAGAGGTATAGAGTCTGCACAACAAACACAACTAACTGTTTTAAATCCAGAAGAAGGTTTTATTGAAAGAGTAGAAGCTCCAGAATCATTTGGTCGTATTGCACAATCATCATTTAATGAAACAATGACTAGGCGTTATGCAAGTAGTATTAATCATTCTATTAAACAACAGATGTCTAGGTTACAAAATGAACCAGAACTAAGAGCTGACCCAACTGCATTTAAATTAAAAGCATCTGGGTTATTAGCAAGTTATGTAGAAAATTCTGACCCAGCATTTAAAGGTATAGTTCAAGATTCTGGTACTGAACTAATGGCATCTGCCTTAACTAATGTAACTATTAATCAACATAAAGACGGATTTAAAAAAGTTGCATATAGAACAGAAAACGAAATTAGAAGTAATCTTGGTGAGATGGTTGCTCTTGTTAAATCTGGAGCAACACCTAATGATATAATGTCAAACTATAATGCATTAGAAAAAGAAATAATAGATTCAAGTTCATTGCTTAGACAAGAACAATTTACTGGTTTGATGGACGACCTGACAAATAATGTTCTGCAAGGAATTATGTCATCATACTCTAATGGCAAAACTAAAAGCCAAATGACTGAAGTATTAGGATTATGGAATAGACGAGCATATCAAGAAGGCAAAATGCCTAAACCAATACAAGATATAATAAGTGCATTACCTCAAGATGGACGTATGGACAAAATGCACGAAGAAATTAAAAGACATTTAGGAACTTTAATTAGTACATCAAGTGTTCCAACTGGCAAAATAAACTTTGGTTCAAGTGGAGCTGGAGATAATGTTGATGCAGTTATGTCTGGATTAAATAATGATGATTCTGGACAGAGTGGACAGAGTGGACAGGCTGTAGTAAGTGACCCAAAAACTGGAGCAATAAATTTTGCTCACCCAAAATATGCACAACTTGTTAGAACAAACGGACACGTTGGAACACAAATGTCTAACTATTTAAAAAGATTTATGGCGAATGGATATGATGACCCAACTGGTGAAATAGGTTTCGGTTTATATCAAGTATGGGCTAACTTAACTGTTAAACCAGACCCAAGTGGAAGAGGATTTATTATTAACTCAGCTCCGTATAAAAATGCTGGTAATGAGAATTTTCATAAAGCAATGATGGGTATAAGACCGTATCTTGATATAGATACAAACCCAGACCAGTTTGCAAGAGCTTGGTCTTACTATAATAAAACACAACAAGAAAAAGATACTTGGTTAAATGCTATAGCAACACAGCTTGGCGTAGATAAAAATGAAACTGCTGTAAGGAATGATATACTTTCTAAATTAGAAAATCATAGTATGAGTCCAGAAGAAGCGAATCAATTTGTAGATGAAGTTATATTATATCAAGCTATGTCTTTTTTTGATGGTACAAATCTAAGCACAAAAGACGCAGTAGAAAAAATTGCTAATACAGTAAGCAATGATTTTAAAGAAGATAGTGCCATAATAAATTCAAATGGTATGCCAGCTTTTAGTCATCAGGTTAATATAATTAAAAATCCTGATTCTGGTCCAGTATCATATATGGGTATGGTTGGATATTCACCACCAACGTTTGAAGAAAAAGTAAAACAACCATTTCATATGAGAACAAAGTTTGCTTTAGAAACAGTATTTGATGATATGGGATTCTCTGGTGGTGCTAATATATTTAAGATGGAAGCAGAACAACTAATTAAAAACTTAATGTTCACAGAAGGTGAACCACCATTAGATGGCGAAGAAGAAGCTCAACCTTATAAACTTGGTAAAGATTTATTTCTTATGCCAAACGTAGTATCAACTGTTGAAAACCCACAATATGCTGTTTTATTTAAAGACCCAGACTCTGGTATGCTAGAACCAGTTATGAACAATGGTACACAAATGGTTTTAAATGTAGAAGATTTTAAGAATAGACAAGCACATATGGCAAAGATAGGATTTTCTACAGCTATGAAAGGTTATAATGAAGCTAATAAAAATATTATAGCTGAGATTAAAGCTGATAGAGAAAAAGCATTTATGAAAGGTTATAGTGGTATAGCAACTTCTGGTATGGTTGGATTAAATGCAAGTATAATGGAAGGTAAAACTTTAGAAGATATAGATTTAGATTTTGATTTTCCAGAATTGTCATTTAACAATGAAGATATATTTGATTTCTTTGAAGACCAGTTAGACCAAACAAAAGATTTCTTTCATAATATGGTTTTTGGCAGACCTTCTAAAGCTCCAATAGGTGCTGGTATTAAATCAGTGCATAGATTTAATCCAACAAATATAAGATATGTAGACGCTAATAAATGGAAAGGTTCTATTGGAGATGATGGTAGTGGGTTTGAATCTTTTGATGATATGGCAAGTGGCTTTAGAGCTACTGGAATAATATTGCAAACATATAATAAGTATCACTTTAATCATTCAATGACATTAAAACAAATGATTACAAGATGGGCGCCACCTAGTGAGAATGATACAAAATCATATATAGAATTTATGGAACAAAACACAGGATTTTCTGCAGAAGATGTAATAGATACAGGAGATAATGAAGTATTATTTGAAGTTATAAGAGCAATGACAAAGCTTGAGATTGGTGCAACAGCATATTCTTCTTATACAAACTGGGACTCTGATATAAGAGATGGGTTAAATCTAATATGAATATAGGTCAGCTTGAAGGTTTATATAAACCACCATCATTAAGACCTAATTATTTTCCTAGAGGTACTAGAGTATATGCAGATGACCCAATAGGTTTTTGGGGTCAAGTTGGTACAATGTTGAAGTATCAATACTCTCCAGCCTTTAGTGCTTTAGATAGCTTAAACTATGAAGCCGACCCAGACTTTAAGCCAGAAGACCACATAGATTTTCGATATGAAGACCCTACCTATTTAATGAACGCTCGGTCTGAACAACACCTTGCATTTATGAGAAGAAATCAAATAAAGCAAAGTCAAATTAAAAAAGATATGCAACAAGTTTCTTGGCAAGCAATGTTAGTAGGAGCATTAGCTGACCCATTAACGTGGGCGATACCATTTAGTTTAACTGGTAAAGGAATATATGCTGGAATAAAATCTGGTATGAAAGCTGGGTTTGGTTATGGTGCTGTATCAGAAACTATCCGTGCGCCCTTTGACCCTACAAATACATCAACAGAAACTTTATTAAATATTGGTGGTAGTACATTATTTGGTGGTGCAGTTGGTGGTGCGTTTAGAACGCCAAGTGCTATTATGAAGTATAGACGTTCAGTTAAAATGTCTAAGGTAGAAAATGACCAAGCCTTTTCAAAGTTTTCTGATGAAGCATTAAACTTTCCAGCCAACGAACAAGAACTTTCTAAACAATACAAAGTAAATATTAAAGTTGGTCCACAAAAGAAACCAGTAGAAACAGATGTTAAGTCACAACTTAGTAATGATTATATTGTAGACTCTGCTAGAATAAAAAAACCAACAAGTGCAACTGGTTTTATTCTTCCATCTTTTGAAAACTATTTAGGTAAAATAGATACATTAGCTAAGAGTATGAATATAACTCGTAAGCAATTATTAGAACAATATAAAGGTGCTTTACCTAAAACAAAAAAACAATTTGAATTGGCAAAACAAAAAGAAATTGCAGAGTTTATAGAAGAACCAGCACAACCAGCATTACAACGTGTTTTAAAAAGAGGTGGTATTCCTTACAATTCAAATGCTTTTGGTAAAGGTCCGAAAGGTGTATGGTTTGATATTAATGATGGTGGACAAGATTTTCGTAAAGGTTTTGAACCTATTATTGAAGCAGATATAAAAGCAAAACCATATGTAGATGCAAGTATTGATAGGAAAACAAGCACTATTAATATAGATAAGAAATCAGTATTAGATTCTTTTGAGCAAAAAAGATGGACTAAGCCTAGAGTAAAAGGTGTAAAGAAATTACCAGAAGATACATTTAAAACGCCACAACAATGGTATAACTTTGTACTTCATCAACAAATTACTAAAGCTAATACACCAAGAAAACCTAATGAACCTATTGCTAAGTATGAGAATAGAATAAATCGTAAAGCTTTAGAAATGACAGAAGACCGTATTTTAAAGTTAATGGAAACATTACCTATTAAAGATGAGTTTGATTTAGCATTGCCAAATACTTTTGGTAATTTAGTTTCTTCTGGATATAGAAGAGCTATACAATATGTTGGTCCAAAGTCTGGTAAAAAATTACCACAAGATGTTAAAAGACTATTTCATTTATTACTGCAAGATGGGAGTGTTCTTACAAAAGGTATGATGGCTGGTCGTTCAATGCCTGATGGTTCTGTTTTAGCAAATCAAGGACAGCTGTGGGGTAGACTTGGCGAATATCATATGAAGTTAGAAAATCTTCATTATCAATTTATTAGAAATTTAAAAAAAGCAGACCCACAACTAGAAGCTCCAAGAGGTTACTTCGGTTATAAGAATAGAGATAAGTTTTGGACAAGACCAGATGGTAAAACATTTGGTGAGTTCTTAGAACGTGTAACTAAATACTATGTTAATAGTGTTTCACCAGATAAAATGAGAAGTGTTGCTGATGATATTGACTTAGGGTTTTTAAAGTTTGACTCAGTAAAAGAGTTTGGAAGAGAACTTAATAAATATGAATTAAAAGGCGTTGAAGTATTAAAAGAGTTTTTTGAAAAATATAAGCTTGAAGCTATGGACGCTGGTATGTTTACGCAAAACAAACAACTACAAACTATGCGTAATAACATAGAAAACTTTGCTGTACCAAGAGTAAACGAAATGCGTTTAAAGGTAGCTAAAGCACAAGATGGTGAGTTTCAAGGTAAACCAGCAGTGTATTGGAAAAAAGCTTTACAAAATGCTGAAGCAGATGAAAAAAATCTAAGAGCAGAAGTTGGTAAGATAGAAGCAAAGATTGAAGCTGGTGAGTTTATGCCACCATTTGAAGAAAATTACTTTAGTCGTGTTTGGGATAAAGAAAAAATAACAAAGTATATGCCACAGTTTAGAAAGCTAGTGGAAAGAACATTTGAAGTTATACCATATAAATTAAAAAGAGATTTAAAAACTGGAGAGATACGTAAATTAGAATACGGAAAAGATTTTGGTAAAGGTAAAGATGGTCAACGTCGTATAGATGAAATGATTGAAGAGATTATTAATCCTACAACAGTAGAAGATATGTCTGAAGTAATGGCACCTTTACAAGTAGCTGGATTACATTCACGAAATCTTATTGCACCTAACTGGTTTGGATATAAAGCACCAGATGGAACTGTGTGGAGAATATCTGACTTTATAAATACTGACCCTATGGACGTAATGAGAAACTATACAGTACGTGTTGCACCAAAAATAGAATTTAAAAAATTACTTGGTGGTAGTGAAAGTCAAGTGCAACAATATATTAAGAATAGAATGAAAGATGAAGGCTTTGAGCCAGAGGAAATTACACAAATCACTACAGATTTTAATGTAGGTTATAGAAGAGAAGTTGGTGCAGTAGTAGATAGGCAAGGTGGTGTAGACCAAGAGGTTGCTAATAATTTAAAAGGCTTAGGTACAATTACTTTTCTAAGTGATAGTGGTAGAGCGTCTATTGTTGATGCTGGTAATGTTGTATTTCAATATGGATTTCGTCCTTTTCAACAAGCTATAGAAACTTTTTCTGATAGAGGACAATATAATTTCAGTAAGGGAAATAGAAAAGCTGGTGAAGGTTTGATGGAAAGATACAAAGGTATTGTAGCTCAAAGAATAGTTGATAATGCAAACACACACCCTGTTACTCATACGTGGGGAAAGATAAGAGATAGAGCTGTAGATGTTTCTATGGATTTAAATTTACTAAGACCACTTACAATGTTTATGAAAGAACTTATTGGTGGGTTTGCACAACACGATATTATAGAAAAATCTTTAAGGTATCAAAATTTATCACCAGAAGAAAAAGCTAACTTAGCTCGTCACTTTATTGGACAGAAAGAAGCAATGGCTATAGCAAAGAACGCTAAAAAATATCCAATGATGGATAAATTAAAAAGATATTATATGGCTGATTTTGAAAGATGGGATAAAGATGCAACTAAATCTTTCTTGAGAAGTGTTACTACACATCAAAATATAGGAAGCTTGACAGCAAACTCTGCTGATAAATTTAATTTAGTTGATGGACAGTTATGGGTAAAGTATAGACCTTTTATGCAAAAGTTTGGTTGGACACCAGACCAAACAGTATCAGTTAATGGTTCTGAAATGATACGTTTTCAAAGTAATCTTATGGCTATACCATTTATGTTTTGGAATTATGGTTTGGCGGCGAATCAAAAAATATTACAAGCTGGATTTGACCCAACAAGACCACTTACAAATAGATTATTTGGTGCTAGTATAATGATAGCATTAGGTTATTTTGTAACATCAATGCGTATGCCAGATTATTTATGGGAAAATATGAGTTACTCAAGAAGAATGGCAAGAGCTGTTCATATGTCTGGTGTAACTGGAATGTACACAGACCTTGCTTATATGGCAATACATATGACAAAAGGTGCTGGATTACAAGGACCACAAAATGAATTTGCAATGTATAACCCAGATACTTTTGATGCTTTTATGGAACCTTTTGGAGCTGGTATTGGTTTAGCTGGTGATTATGGAAGAGGTTTTTATACAATGGCAACAGATAGTGTACCACAAGGACTAGCACAGATTCCATATCCTTTACAGTATAATATGTTTATACGTGATGAAGTAAGGGAAATGAGAAGAATGTTGCGTAATATGTAATTTTATGTATATAAGGATAGTATTATGGCTTTAGATATTAGTGCAGAAACCCCCAGAGTTCAATACACAGTTACTTCTGCTGACTCTACGTTTGATTATGATTTTGAAATATTCCAAGATTCAGACATAAAAGTTTTTGTAGACTCAACATTAAAGACTTTGACAACTCACTATACAGTTAGTGGTGCTGGTACTACTGGTGGTGGTACAGTTACAATGACGAGTGGTAATGCAGTTACTAACGCAACAGTTACATTAGTGCGTGATATAACAATACAAAGAACTACTGACTTTCCAGCTTCAGGTTCATTTCAGGTAGACTCTTTAAACACAGAACTTGATAGAATTACAGCAGTACAGCAAACCCTTGAAGATAATATTGCACGTTCACTTAGACTAGCAGATGAAGATGCTACCTCAACTTTAACATTGCCATTAAAAGATGCACGAAAAGGTAGATACCTAGCTTTTAATGCTACAACTGGTAATGCAGAAGCTGGACCAACTCAAACAGATGCAACACTCATTGCTACTGTCACTACTGATATTGCTCTACTTGCTGATATACAAGATGGCACAACAGCAACCAACACACTAACAACTCTCTCTCCTATTTCTGGAAATATAACAACTGTTGCTGGTGTAGCTAGTAATGTTACAACTATAGCTACTGGTACAACTGGTGGTAATTCTAATCTTACTAATTTAAATACAATCGCTACTGGTACAACTGGTGGTAATGCAAACCTAACTCAAATAAATGCTGTAGCTGGGAAAGTTACAGAGATTGGAAGATTAGGAACTGCTGATGCTGTAGCTGATATGGCATTACTTGGTCTAACTGATGTAATTGCTGATATGGCATTGTTAGGCGAAACAGCAGTTATTGCTGATATGGCACAATTAGCTAATTCAGATATTATTGCTGATATGGCACAACTTGCTAATCAAACAATAATAGATGATATGGCATTGTTAGCTAATAATACAATTACTGATGATATGGCATTACTTGCAGTACAAAATGTTATTGATGATATGGCTTTATTAGCTGTACCAGCCGTAATAACTGATATGGATTTGATAGGTGCTAGTGGAGTTATTGCAAACATTGCTACTGTAGCTGGTAAAGATACTGAAATTGGACAACTTGCACCAAAGGCTACTGACATAACTACTGTAGCTGGTAAAATTTCTGATGTTGAAGCTGTTGCACATTTAGAAGATGGAACAACAGCAACAAGTGCTGTATCAACTTTATCTGCTAGAAGCTCTGACATTCAAACTCTTACACCTAGAGCTTCAGATATGCAATCACTTGCTACAAAAGCTACAGAGATAGGAAGAATAGGTGCATCAACTGGTAACATAACAAATCTTAATACATTAGGCACGACTGACGCTGTTGCTGATATGAATACTCTTGCAAGTATAAGCTCTGATATATCTGCTTTGGCTGGTGCATTAGAACAAACATACACAACAACTGTTGCTGGTGGAGTATTTGTATTAGGTGGTTCTAACAATCCAGCAATAGAAATGTTTAGAGGTAGTAGTTATACTTTTAATCAAGATGATGCGACAAATGATGGACACCCATTAGTATTTAAAAATGGAAGTTCAGCTTATGAAGTTGGAGTTACTTATTATTTAAATGGTTCTGCTACAACTCAAGCTAACTATATTAACACAACAACATTTAATGCTGGTAGAAGCTCTGGTACTAGAAAGGTTGTAATAGAAGTTCAATCAACTGCACCTTCTTCTGGTCTTAGATATTATTGTTACATTCACGGAAACGGAATGGGTAATACTATTACAGTTAAAGATAGTAACATCTCATTGGTGGCAACAAATATTGCTAACGTAAATAATGTTGGAAATAATATTACAGCTTTGACTAATGTTAATACTAATCTTGCACACGTTACAAATGTTCATAACAATATGTCTGACGTTAATGCTATTAATGGTTCAGGAGTTATATCAAACATTGGAACTCTTGCTACTGGTACTACTGGAGGTAATGCTAATTTAACACAGATTAATGCTGTTGCTGTTGCAGTAGCAAATGTAAATACTGTTGCAACAAACATTAGTTCTGTAAATGATTTTGCTGATAAGTATAGAATAGGGTCAAGCGACCCATCATCATCAAATGATGAGGGTGATTTATTTTACAATACATCTTCTAATGTTTTAAAAGTTTATACTGGTTCAGCTTGGGAAGCTGGTGTAACTGCTGGTAGTGGATTTGCTTCTCTTACTGGAGCTACTTTTACTGGTAATGTAAGTTTTCCAGATAATGTAGTGGCACGATTTGGTGCTAGTAATGATTTACAAATATCACACAATGGAAATAATTCAGTCATAAAAGATGCTGGTACTGGTAATCTTTCACTTCAGACAAATGGTACTAATATCAATTTGTGGGACGTTAGTAATGCTCAGCTTATGGGACAGTTTGATACTGGTGGTGGAGTAAATTTACATCATAATGGTACAAAGAAATTTAATACAACATCTACTGGAATAGATGTAACTGGAAATGCAAAAGCTGATTCATTTTCAATCGACCATGCATCAAATGATTGGAACTTTGAATTAAGTGGTGCTGACTTAGTTATCAAAAATGGTTCAACAACATTATTTAAATTAGACACTAGTGGAAACTTAACTGTTGCTGGTGACATAACTACAGATGGGAGCTTATAATGGTTTTTAAAATTGGTAGTACAACTTTTGATGGTGAAGTAATTGATGATTCAACTCCTCAACTTGGAGGTGCATTAGATGTAAATGGAAATAATATTACTTCTGCTTCTAACAACAATGTAGTTATTGACCCAAATGGTTCTGGTGTAATTCAGTTAAATTCTTCTACTACTTTACAAGATGGTTCACACAATTTTGATGTAGCAAGTCACGATGGAACAAATGGATTGTTATTAGGTGGTACTCTTGTTACTGCAAGTGCTACTGAACTAAATAAAGTAG